TGCTAGAAAGTATGAGGTGGAGATGGCTAAGACATTCAATGATAAGTTTACTCCTGTAGATCTATTTGGTCATGAGCTGTTCGTTGATTGGGATGATGACCAATGGGCAGCCTTTGACAATTATTGTCAAGAATGTATACAGATATATCTTAATGTAGGATTAATTGAGATGCCTACTATCAATCTAAACTTTAGAAAGATATTAGATGAGATTAGCAGTGAGATGTACTATTTCTTTGAGGATCTAAAAGAGGATACTTACTACTCAGTAAAAGAACAGTTATACGATTCATTCTGTAATGCATTCCCTGATAAAAAGAACTATATAACACAGAACAGCATCACAATTAACTTTAAAAAGTACTGCGAATACAAAGGATATATCTGCTCTACCAATAGGAATGGAGGCAGTACTAGATTATCATTTGTACCGGAGGTAAAAGAGCTAGATATATGGGATGAATTAACAATTAAAGCTATGAATATATGATAGATAGTACATTACTTTTAAAAAGACATATTATGAATTTAATTTTAGGTAAAGATTCAGGATATTATATAACTAAGGAGCAGATGCCATTAGTAGATTATTATCTAAACATTCAATTTCATTTTGCTTTACTAGAACAAGCTGGAGTTTATAAAATTATATTTGATAATAATACATGGTATATTGGAAAGTCAAAAAATATAGTAAAAAGAATTTGGGAACATTTACAAAAAGGAAAATCTAATTTAGAATTTGTAGAAATTAAACAATATCATATAGACAATAACATTCCATTTACTGTATTAAAATTATCAGATAATAAAGAGGATGAAGTAAAACTAATTAATTTACATTTATCTATAGATAATAATTACTCTTATAATAAACAATACAATCAATGAACAAAGAAAACAAAACACTACTCAAAGCCTTAGAGATTAACTACCTCACACTTAAGCACCCCACCATGCCCTACATAACGGCATCAGATTGGAATGATAACTCTGCCAATGCTCTGACTAAATGTATCATTCACTTTCTAACCTATTCAGGCTTTCAAGCTGAGAGGATTAATACAATGGGAGTTTATAGAGAGGGTAAGAAGATACAGGTAGGTGAAAATACTAGACAGCTCAAAGGCACTTATACTCCTAGCACAGGTACAAAAGGCTCAGCTGATATTTCTGCCACCATTAGAGGTAGGTCAGTTAAGATTGAGGTGAAATATGGTAAGGATAAGCAGTCAGAAGTGCAGAAGAGGTATCAGGAATCAGTAGAAGCTGCAGGAGGTACATACTTTATTGCAAGAAATTTTGATGAATTTATGATATTTTATTGTAATTTCCTTGCAGATATAAAATAATTGATTATCTTTGTTGAAATAATTTAAATTTATACACATGGAAACAAAAACAAAAGCTGTAGTACCAGCACCTGTACTAACTCTGCATCAGAAGCTCCACAAGGCTAAGCAGTCAATCGGCAAAGTAGCTAAGAATGCTACCAATCCACACTTTAAAAAGTCATACTCTGACATCAATGCAATCACTGAAGCAGTAGAGCCTATCTTATTAGAGAATGGTCTACTATTACTGCAACCTATTCAAGGCAATAGTGTATGCACTCAGATAATCTGTATAGATTCTAATGAGTCTATTGAGTCATGTATGGAATTACCTGCTGGACTTAATCCCCAGCAAGTAGGATCTGCAGTGACTTACTATCGCAGATATACTCTGAGCAGTATCTTATGCCTACAGTCAGTAGATGATGATGCTAATCTAGCTAGTGTACCTGTTAAGGCAGCTAAGCCTGGACTATCTAAAGAAAGATTTGAGGAGGCACTTGTATCTATTCAGGATGGTAAGTTTACTATCCCTAAGCTAAGAGAGACCTTTGAGCTAACTGATTTACAGAATAAAGCACTTATGTTATTATGAAATGGCATCCATCTTCACTAGGAAAACTAATGACAGCATCTCGGACTAAGTCTGAGGTGCTATCTGAAACTACTAAGAGCTACATTAGAGCAGTAGCTAAACAAGATTTCTACGGTTATAATGTAGAGCTGAATAATAAGTATATCAATAAGGGTAATCTACAGGAGAATGATTCTATAGCTCTATTCAACTCTGTAATGTTCAGCAACTACTCTAAAAACACTGAGAGACTAAACAACGAATGGCTCACAGGAGAGGCTGATATAGTTCTAGATGACCAAATAGTAGATATAAAGACCTCATGGTCCTTAGAAACGTTCCCTGCTACCTCAGAAGAGGGTATAAATAAAGATTATGAGTGGCAGCTAAGAGCTTACATGATGTTATATAATAAGAACTATGCTACTCTATGCTATTGCATGGTCTCTACTCACCCATCTCTACTCAATGAATGGGAGAACTTATCACTCCATCAGGTAGATCACATAGCTCCTGAGAAGAGAATCACCACTCTACTCTTTACTAGAGACATTGAGCTTGAGGAGGAGATAAAGGAAAGGTTGCATCACTGCACTGAGTACTATGTTAAGTATATTAATCAATTAAATAATAAATAAGATGGCTGACTATGATCACGAAGAGGTTAAATATTCAAATAGAATGATACCAATCATTAATGCTTTGATAATAGCTAACCCAACACTATCACCAAAAAAAATTTTTATTTTGGCAAAACAATACATGAGAATGTATATTGACCATGAAAATGAAACCTTTAACGAATATTAAATAATAAATAAGATGACAGAAAAAGAATTTTACCAACAAGCAATGATTGCAGCAATGCAAGGACTGCTATCAGCAATCGGAAATGGCTATGCAGCTGAGTACGTACATCCTCACTCAACTGTAGCTCTTATGGCTGATGAGTATGCAAAAGCTCTAACAACAAGAGCAGAGATTGAAGTAGCAAAAATGAGACTTGACAATCCATTCCCTGATAAAGTAGTATGACCGAAAAAACAATGGCAATGATCCTAATGCTGATAATATATGGATTGATAATACTAGGTATGTATAATTTAATAACAACAATAATATGAATGAGTACAAAGTTAAAGGACTTATCAAAGTGATAGGTGATACCGTACAGGTGACTGAGAAGTTCTCTAAGAGAGAAGTAGTAATAACAGTAGAGGATGGCAAATATCCTCAATACATCACCCTACAGGCTACAGGAGATAAAACATCTCTACTAGATGGCTGTAGAGTAGGTGAAGAGGTGGAGGCATCATTCAATCTGAGAGGTAGAGAATGGCAGGATAAGCATTTCAACTCATTAGAGTTATGGAAGATAGATCTATTAACTGCAGCTGCAGTAGCTCCTGCTCATGTACCTGATAATCCTGCAGATGATCTCCCTTTCTAAGGGGCAGAGCCTAAAAGACTTTATGATTAAAGAGACCAAGTCTAAGCTCACCCAAAGATATAAGCTCAGTCATTATGCTGAGGATATCGGAGTCTCTTACTGTAGTATTTGGAGATTCACCAATGGAAAGGCTGTTAATGAGCAGTTCTATCTCAAATGGTGGAAAAATTATCTTAAAAACTAATAACTTTTAGGCAGTCTTATGGCTGCCTTTGTTATTTTTGGCAAATGAACATACTAACCTATATCGCAATATCATGGTTTATAGTAAACTTTGAGCCATTACAGCTACTGATTGACTCAATCTTTAGCAAATTTAAGCCTAGCATTCTAGCAATGTATCTGCATTCCTCTGCTACCTGTATTAAATGCATATCTTTTTGGCTAACATTAATCTGCACCTGGTCCTTTATTGAAGCAACTATTGTAGCATTACTATCGTTTATATTACAGGAATGTTTACAGAAGCTGAGCAAGTAATAATACAACAGGTATTCAATCTGCCTGAGAAAGAGCAATCCTATAAGACTCACTTATTAAAACTCAAAGCTATTAAAGATAGGCTAGTTAGTTATGAAAAGGAATGTTTCTGCGGTAGTGTGAGGAGAAAGATATGGCTTAAGGATTTCAAGCAATGGTATGAGACCTATACTTGATAACTACATATCAGCTCACTACAAAGAGATAAGGAAATACACTAACTATTTTCTAGTAAGAATGAAATCTACAATATCTGCTGATGCTGTAATAAATAACTCTTTTTTATATTTATGTAATATAGATATAGAGGTGACTGATCCTGGTAAGGTGAAAGCATATCTATTAAACACTATTAAGATGCAAATACTATGGAGTACATCACTAACTAATAGACAGGAGAGAGTGACAGCTACTGATAGTACTATGCCGATAGTGATGGATGATGATACGGATCTATGGGATAAGATACGAGATGATATGCAGTATCAGAATAACATGGCAGTGATTGAGACTTATAGAGGGAGGATAACAGATAGGATTAAGCTGATAGTGTTCCAATGTTACTTTGACAAAGGATACAGTACAGCTAGAGCAATGGCAGAATACTTTAAGATTCCTGTAACATCTGCTCATTATTGGATACAAGAGATTAAAAACGATTTAAAACAACTAAGAGATGAAAATTAAAAATGAATTTATTGGAGTAAAAGTATCTCATAAAGGTAATAATGTAAATGTCTCAACTGAGAATTACACTTTTTGTGAGTCTATAGGCCTAGGCTATATGTTTGAAGAGCCAACAGTATCTGAGCCTAAAGTAGTGAAGTATAAAGCAGTCAAAGGACCAATCCCTGAGCCTAAGACTGAAGTAACTGAGGAGGATGGCACAGAAGCAGAGTAGCATATCATTCTGCAGAAAGCCTAAGGTAAAGAGACCAGGTGTTCATGCTAAGAGTAAGACCTCTAAGCTGAAGTCAAGTAAGAATTATACTAAGCAATACAATAGACAAGGAAATGGGTAGAACAAAATTAATAGAGACTCCTGAGAAGCTCATGGAGATATTTGAGGAGTATAGAGCTTATACTCTAGCTAATCCTAGACATAAATGGGTGCTATCACAAAAGACTGCAGAGATGGTGGCAGAGCCTTTGAGAGTACCTTTAACATTAGATGGCTTTCAAGTATTCTGCTATAATAACTACTCAGATGTTCACCATTATTTAGATAATACTGATAATAGATATTCTGACTATGGGACAGTCTGTTCACATATAAAGAGAGAAATCAGAAATGATCAGATACAGGGTGGCATGGTTGGTCAATACAATCCATCCATCACTCAGAGACTAAACAACCTAACCGAGAAATCAGACATCACTACCAATGGTAAGGATATCTCTGAAATCAAAGTTAATATCATCACTAGTGCAAAGGATTGAGATGATGTGCTTAGCTGTTGAGGCTTACATCTATTCTAAGAAAGGGGTAGCTATAAAGATAAACAGGATAGCAATTATCAGTGATGCTAGGCAGATGGAGATGTTAGCCTATGCTTATGCTTATGCCAATGGAGATAGATAGTACCGTTATATTTGAAAAGAACTATGCAGCTCTCACTGATCCTGCACTAAGATTCATTATCAATGAGGGTGGGAGTAGAAGCTCTAAGACCTACAGCCTTTGTCAGATGCTAATAGTATATTGCTATCAGAATAAGAACAAGGTAGTGTCAATCATTAGAAAGACATTCCCTGCACTCAGAGCTACAGTGATGAGGGACTTTCTAGAGATCATGAAGAGCATGGACATCTATGAGGTGACCAATCATAACAAGTCAGAGCATATCTACTCATTCCCTAATGGATCTATAGTAGAGTTCTTTAGTGTAGATGATGAGCAGAAGATAAGAGGTAGAAAGAGAGATGTGGCATGGTGTAATGAGGCTAATGAGTTATTTTATGATGACTTTACTCAGCTGAATATGAGAACAGAAGATAAGCTAATCTTTGATTACAATCCCTCTGAGTCATCCTCCTGGCTCTATGACCTACCAACTGAGGAGAGCATACTGATTAAGTCTACCTACAGGGATAATCCATTCCTACCTGATAGCATTAAAAAGCAGATAGAGGACTTGAAGAGAACTGATGAGGCAATGTATCAGATATATGCTCTAGGTGAGAAAGCTATCTCTAAGAGTAACATCTATTCTAATTGGACATTTATAGCTCATAGACCAACTAAGTTCGTAAAGTATGTTTATGGCTTAGACTTTGGATACAATCACCCTACAGCTCTAGTCAGAGTCTACTACTGTGACAATGATATCTTCATTGAGAAGATTATCTATGAGAGCTACCTTACCACTACTCAGCTGATAGAGAGGATGGATAGCTTGAATGTAGATAAGAATATAGAGATCATGGCAGACTACTCAAGACCTGAGATAATAGCCGAGATGAATACTGCAGGGTATGATGTGCATAATGCTAACAAGGTAGTTAAGAAAGGCATAGATAACATTAAGACATTCGGAGTATTTTGTCAGGAGGATAAGCAGATAATGAAAGAGTATGAGAATTATAAGTGGAAGAAAATTGGTGATCAGATAATGGATGAGCCAGTGAAGCTGTATGATGATGCTATGGATGCAATCAGATACGCTACTACTTACATCAGGCAGGAGTATTATACTGATGACTCCTATTATTCGTTCTAAACAAAAACCTACTAAATTATAATATAGTTATGAGTGATACATTAAAACAAATAGCAGATAATCTAGGAGTGACTACCATCAATGGTAACTATCTTAGTGGCATAGCTAACTATTATGGAGTAGACCTAGCCACCTCTACTGACCTAATGAGAGATATCTTAGTTGAGGTAGGAGGCAATCCTGCTACATCTACTGACTATCTTCAAGACATAGTGCTAGAGTTAGGAGGAACAGTGACTATCAATGGTAATTGGATGGAGGCATGGCAAGCCATTACATCAGGTCCACCTGCTGCACCTGTTAATACTGTACTACCTAACGTTACAGGAAGT